GATGCTAGAACGTTGGGATATCTTTCTCAACCAGGTACTCTTCCTATTGTTGGAATTTCTGGTACTGATTATGATGAAATGGATTTCTCATTCATTAAATCAAAACCGGCTTATTTCCAACAATTTCTTATGAGAGATACTGATGTTAGTACTACTGTTTTGACAAGTTGGAATGTAGATCCATACTCGGCTCGTATTGATACAGCTGGAGTTGGAGGAACAGTTTCTCACTTTCCTCCCGTTTCATTCTTGGCTGCTCAATTCAAATACTGGAGAGGTTCACTTACCTACCGGTTAAAAATTGTCAAAACTTCTTTCCATAGTGGTCGAATTTCAATTGCATTCTTTCCTGTTGACGAATTATCGCTTACTTCTAATGAACAGTATGTAAACCGTATGATTGTCGATATAAGAGATTGCACTGAAGTTGAATTTACTGTTCCTTATATTTCAAGAAGGCCATGGACAACACTTGGTGAGCGAATAGGACAAATTACTATTACTGTAGTTGATCCTTTAGTAGCACCTACAACTGTTTCTCCAAATATCACCATATTGGCCGAAGTTTATGGAGGAAAAGATTTTGAAGTAGCCGTTATGGGTCAATTCTCTTATAATCCTTCTAGAATTATACCGCAAGGTTTAGAACTCGGTGAAGGTGACGCTCTATTTAGTCAACCCTTAGGAGCGTCTACTTCTAATGCCGATCCCGTTTTAATGACTTCTGCATGTATTGGAGAGAAAATCACTAGTGTTAGAGCTTTAATTAAAAGATTTACGCCAATTCGTAGACTTTTGACTAATGCTGGTGGAGACAATAATGGAAAAACAATTAAGATCATTCCCGACGCAATTCCATGTATTAATGGTATATTAGCTGATCCTACAATAGCATTTAGTGCTGATACGTATGCGATTTGGGCTTCATGTTATGCCATGGTAGGTGGAGGAATTAGATTTCGTGATGTTATCGATACAGGATTGTTAACTGCTAATGGTGCCGTTTTACATGCACCTGTAGTTTCATCCTATGATATTCAAGATAACAGTGTTCCTTCTGCTATGATGATCAATTCAGCTCCATCAACTTATCCAGTGAATTATCCATTGGTATTAAACTCTTTGGAGAAGGACAGCAGTCTTACTGTAGAACTTCCTCAATATACTCGAACTCTGGCACGAAGTGTTGGAGATTTAATGATCTTCCAATTTACTGGTGCTCCCAGTTATGAAGATTATACTCCTACTGGCAATGTTACTGGAGGTAGACTTAGTTTTTCAATTCCTGAAAATTCTACTGTCACTCCCGTTGCTGGTTTCTCGGTACATAAAATATATCGTGCCGGAGCAGATGATGCTCAATTTTACAGTTTTATTTCTGTACCTCCGATGTTCAACACTCCTTCTGTTGATACATCAACTTTCGCTTAATGCGAAACCAATCAAAG